CTTCCTGTACACTTTTTCACTTGCTTCCTTTCTGTCGAATTCTCTTATGCAGCTCCAGCTGCAGATATACTGATTCCCGCGCTTGTACGCCCACTGGTTCGGATAATCGCACCAGAAAGACTTCCCACATACCGGACACGTCGGCTTCATACCACACCGCCCCGGTATTCTATGTGTTTGTTGGCCATCTCATAGCAGACGTCCCAGGTCTTTTCATTGTCCAGGCTGATGTTCATCACAATCAGCGCGATGATGACCGCCGCCAGAATGCTGAATAAAATCCTGAATGTCTTCCTGCTCATTTTGCTTCCTTCCCGGCCTTCCACTCCCGGAAAGCCTTTTCGTTCTCCGGATCCTGATAAAACTCCCGGCACCTCTCAAGCAGCGCCGCAGCCGTCGCGCTGTATTTCGGTTTCGTCTTCACCCTCATCGCGCTGATCCTCGTCTCTTTCACGGCGTTTCGCTCCTTTCCTGGTGCATTCGTGGTCCTCCAGCAGGATCATCCCGTACAGGATGCACTGCACGCATCCGTGGCCGTTCCGTGTATGTCGCTTACCCTCCGCGCAGTCTTTACACTTCATCCCCGCACCTCGCAGCTCCGCCGGTGCGGCCTGTACGCCCATTCCGCTTCCAGCGCGTTGTCGTCAAATCTGGTTGCCTCCCGCGCTGTTACCTTGCTTCCGTCGATCCGGATGAATGTCATCCCGTCCGCGTCCGCGATCACTTCCACCGGATCCACGTCCACGACGACCTTCCGGTATATCCCCTGTGTGATGATGCCGATCTTCTTCCCGCAGATCCGGCACCTTTTGAAGCTGTCTCCGTTCATGCCATTACCTCCTGAAACACTTCATGCGTGCCGGCCATCATTTCGATTTCTTCCGTGCTCATCTGGTAGCCGAATTCCGTCAGCCACTCATAGCAAAGTTCCATTTTTGTGTCTTTTTTGAACTGCGGGAACTGATAGCTCCGCGAACCGTCCGCAAATTTCGGCGGCTTTGTTTTGTTGCCGCGCCAGTCCCCTTCAAACATGATCAGGATCATCTCCGGCCACCGGCTCTGCGGCATGTCCATGATCTTTTCCTTTACTCCCTGGATGATTTTTGGTATGTCATAAACACCCTCCATCCCCAGCTTGGCTTTGATCGTGTTTGTCGGCGTACTGTACGTTGCCATCGCCGTATAGGCCGCCACCAGCGCCCATTGCATCATCCGCATGGCGTTCTTCGGGCTGACCGTCATCCCGGCCGCGAATGCTTCCCGCAGCTCCGCCGCTGTTTCCGCTGCCCTCTCCACCGTCTTCCAGGCCAGGTCCCGCTTTTTATCTTCCGCCAGTTCCTTCTCGCTTTTCTTTACCGGCTCGGCCTTCTGCTTTTTCTTTTTTACAAAGAAGCAGATGTCCGTATCGTCCTCCGTGTAGAACAGCTTCCCCTCTTCCTTCTTTGTCTTCGGGATGAAGTTCTTTTTCCCGTCCCACTTGTCCAGTTCGCAGGTCTTGTTGTACAGCTTTTCATAGCCTCCGCTGTAAATTGAATAGTTATCCTTCACCGGCACCTTTTCGACCCCGGCCTCCTGCAGCATCCTGTGCGCCGCTTTCCGCACCTTGCCGGCCTTCTGCACCTTGATCGCCCGGTTCAGTTTCCAGTCGAAATTGTTCTCGCCGTACTCCTTCAGGATCGCGTTCCGTTCCTTTACGCTCTCCAGCTGGCCCAGCCGGTCCAGATCATCCATCGTGATCTGCTTCCCGACCGCCTTCTGGAAAATACCCTTGTCCAGCTCCGCCATCTTCAGCCGGCGCCTCACCGTCGTCTCGCTGAATCCGGTCTTTTCGCTGATCTCCTCCGGCTTGAATCCCAGATCCATCATCATCTGAAACCCTTGGGCCTGTTCGTATACTGTCAGATCCGCCCGCTGCATGTTCTCTTCCAACATCGTGGCGATCTGCGTCCGGTGATCCATGTCACTGATCACACACGGCACCGTGGCCACCTCGGCCATCTTCGCCGCTTCCATCCGCCGGTTTCCGATCACGACCATGTACCCGGTTTCGCCCTCCGGTGCCTTCACCACCGTCAGGTTTTGCATCACGCCGTTCTTCTTTATGCTTTCCGCCAATTCCGTCAGGTCGCCCAGGTCCTTCCGCGGATTTTCCGGGTGGTGGTGTAGCCGCTCCACCGGGATCATTTCGATTTTGTTCATGCTTCCTTGCTTCCTTTCTTGCCTGTCGGCTCAATCCTCAGTTCTTCGTTCTTTGCAGATCTCTCATACTCCGCAAGCTCTTTATAGCTGTCGCTCTCCCAGAGCTTCCGCCACTTTCCCCTGTACAGGATCTCGATCTGCCATGCTTTGTCTTTCGTCTGTTCCATCCTCCTCCCTGTTTAGTCGGTTAAACGGCCTTCTCAAAAAAAAGGCAGTCAATCGTCGTGTCCAATGCGGACGCCAGGGCCAGCAGCGTTCCGACTTTTACCTCTTCCGCTCTGACCTTGTCGTTCTCAATGGCCGAAATTGTCTGTCTGCTCACGCCGCTCCGGCGCTCCAGCTCCTCCTGGGTCATGTTTCGCTGCTCGCGGATTTCCTTTACCCGGTATCCCATATTTTGTTTTCCCTCCTCTGTCAAACCGGCTTTACACGAATAAAATACTCTTTTCCTTTTCGCTTGTCAAGCCTACTTTACAAATTTATTTTTATCGTGTAAAATGCTCTTTACAAGGAGGCGTATCTAATGAAGCTCAGCGAATTGATCATTGATTACCGGCAAAAAATGAACATATCTCAGCGCGAATTTTCCCGGAAATGTGATCTTTCAAACACATATATTTCGTTTATCGAAAACGAAAAGAATCCGAAAACCGGCCGCCCGCTAATTCCGAACCTGGAGCAGTACAAAAAGCTCGCCGACGGAATGGATATTTCCGTCCAGCGTCTGTTTGAGCTTCTGGACGATGATGCTCCTGTCGATCTGGGCGCGTCATCTTCTGAACCTGTTCCGGATGATCAGCCGAAGAACGACGACATCCGCCTGCTGATCCGCGGGCTGAATAAACTTTCCCCGGAACAGATCGAACAGGCGAAGAACGTCATGAAAGCCATGTTTACCCAGTACGCTGATTATTTCGATACAGAAAAGGAGAATGAAAAATGACCCCTGATTATCAGAAGGCCGCCATCACGGCCACGGAAACCCTCATCAAATTCGGCATTAATTCCGCGCCCGTTTCTGCTCTCCCAATCTTGAAGAATACACCCGGCGTCCTCGTTTTTTCCTATCAGTCCATTTCCAACCACATAGATCAGGATCGCCGCTGCGTGATCTCCATGTTCGGCGACGGAAACCAGGACGCCTTCACCACCGTGAACATGAAGGACGGAAAACCGCAATATATTGTGACCTATAATCAGCAGCTTTCCCAGGTCTTTGTTCAGCGGTCCCTCGCCCGGGAGCTGGGCCACATCATTCTCGGCCATGACGGAACCCTTCCGGAAGACGTTCGGAATGAGGAGGCAAAAGCGTTTGCGAATCATTTATTATGCCCCCGTCCGATGATCCACGCGTTCCAGGCCGCCGGCCTCCGGATCACCACCGAAATGCTCGGAAACCTGACCGGCTGTTTTGATTATTGTCTGTCTTGTATGCGCCGGATCCCCGCCGTATCCGTTCCGGCTGAAATGAACCGCCTCGTCCGCGATCAGTTTATGGACTATATCGTCAATTTTATAGAATATTATCGTAACGCTACCCTGACGGACGGCTCCGCCCTGGCGGATTTCGGTTCCTATATGGACGGCTATGAAGAATAAAGGAGGCATATATGATCGCTCTGCTTTTGTTCCTGATTCTGGCCGTAATCGTTATCGTAGTATTTTCCCGCATGGCGATCTATGTTGTCACCGGTCTGCTAGCTTTGCTGATTGTAATTATCGCTCTGATTGTTAAAAGGAGGCGCCAAAGATGAAAAGAATCATTGTCCTGCTCCTCTCATTGATTGTACTTTTCCCCTCTTTATCATTTGCTGATACTCAGCAGGAGCTTGTCGGTACCTGGATCGGTATATCACAGCAAACCACCGGAAACATGGCCTATATGTATCTATGCCTTTTTGATAATGGTGTCGCCGTTTATGAAGTGAATCATTTTTCCATGTTTGACACTGACGGCATGAGCTTCGTGTGTTCCGGTGATTGGGAGTTGAAAAGTGACGGCGTTCATGTTTCTGTTGTTGATTATTCCATGAAACGAAAAGAATATGTGTTTTATCTGACCCAGGCTCATTATCTCGCTTTTGAGATGTCCGGTGAATATATGCTGTTTCAGAAGATGGTCCTGCCCCGTGCTATTAATGATATTCACATTGTAACTTCATGGGATTGATTTCGTATTATGAAAAAGAATTCTGTTCCTTCCTGCGCCCCGCGGACGGCTGTCGCATATGCTCGCTATTCCTCCGCCGGCCAGCGTGACGTTTCCATCGAACAGCAGCTGGCGGACATCCGCGCCTTTGCAAAGCGTGAAGGCTATACCCTTGTGCATGAATACGCGGATCACGCAAAGTCCGGTTTCCGGCATGTTTCCGCCCGGACCGCATTCCAGTCCATGATGGCCTCCGCGGATTCCGGCACTTTTGATAGCATTATCTGCTGGAAGGTGGACCGCTTCGGGCGGAACCGGGAAGAGTCCGCCTTGTTCAAGGGCCGCCTGCGCCGTTTCGGCGTCAAGGTCCTCTATGCGATGGAACCCATCCCGGAAGGATCCGCCGGCGTTCTCCTGGAGGGAATGCTGGAGGCAACCGCGGAATGGTATTCCCGTCAGCTTTCGGAAAACGTCCTCCGCGGCATGGCGGACAATGCCCGCCGGTGCATGTATAACGGAACGCATACCTTCGGCTATACTTCCGATTCGGAAGGACGTTATATCATCCAGCCGGAGGAGGCCGCCGTCGTCCGTGATATATTTTCCCTGTACCGCTCCGGCTGGTCCGCCGCCATGATCGCGCGGGACCTGAACGCCCGCGGCCTTCATACCTGGCGCGGCAATCCGTTCTGCGCCCAGGGAATCCTGAAGATCATTTCAAACGAACGATATACCGGCGTTTATATCTGGGGAAACGTCCGGACGCCAGGCGGAATGCCGGTGATTATCAGCCCCGCCGAATTCGAGGAGGCCCAGCGCATGAAAAAGAAAACCGCCCGCCATGTGGAGCAGGGCGCCGTGGATTATTTGCTGACCGGAAAGGCCTTTTGCGGTCTCTGCGGCGGTGCTATGGTCGGCGATTCCGGAACCTCAAAAACCGGCGTCCGCCATCATTATTATTCCTGCTACCACCGGAAGCATGATAAAGCCTGTACAAAGAAATCCGTATCAAAGAACCTGCTGGAGGACGCCGTCGTTTCCTTTGTCCTGGACTATGTTCTCAGCGACGCGGAAATCGAAAAGATCGTGGACGCCGTCATGGCCCTCCAGGCGGAGGAAATGAAATCTTCCCCCCTGGCCGCTATGGAAGCGGAATATAAGGACGTTCAGAAAAAGATTGACAATATCAACGACGCGATCGCCGCCGGCATCTGGAATTCATCTACCTCCGCGAAGCTGAAAGAGCTGGAGGACGCCGCCGAAAACCTCCGCGTTTCCGTGGAAACCCTCCGATATTCCCAGTCCCAGCTCCTGGACCGTGATCGCGTTTTGTTTTTCCTGCACCGTTTTACCTCCGGAAACAGGAATGATCCGCTGCTCCGCAGAAGTATAATCGAAACATTCATCAATTCGGTGTTTGTTTACGATGATCACCTGAAGATTGTGATCAATAACGTGGAGGGAAACACCCGGATCCCGTTGTCAGATCTTCCGCCTGAAAGTTCGGATAATGACAAATCCGGTCTGCCAACCGTGACACGTCCGAACCCGCGGATCACGATCTACCGGATCGCGGTGTGAACGGACAAAAAGAGAAGGCGCTTTTCAGCGCCTTCCTTTTTTATCCCGCCATGCGATCCATCAGCTTTTTGATGTCCATCCGCGTCGCTTCATCCGGCGCCTCGTCCATCATCATCCGCAGGTGCTCGTTCCAGTCCACTCCGCGACTGTATCCGTTCCGGCTGTAGCGGCTTTCGTTCCGGCCTTCCCGGCCATAGGTCCCGCTGTAATTCCGGCTGTAGCGCCTCTCCGGTTCGTCGTTCCTGGAATAATACGGCATATAATCGCCGCTGTATCCCTCATCAGCTTCCAGCATGGCGCAGGTTGTTACCAGGCTTTTCATGCTGTGTGTCAGCTTGTCGATCATCTCGATGTCGCCTGTGTTCAGATCTCCGCCTGCTTTTCTGATTTTCTTGTTTGCCTCTACGATTTCGTTTGCGATGGTATCCTTCAGCTCTTTCAGTTCCTTGAGCATGTCCATGTCTCAACCCTCCCGTCAGGCCGCGGGCGTTGTAGGGTTCGCCACGGTGTAGGCCGGGATAGGATAAGGAGCCACGCGGTTCACGATATACTGCGTCTGAGCGGTGTTATCCGCCACCAGCTGCGCGGTCTGCGCCACCTGTGAGGCAGCCAGTGCCTGCATGTTCACCTGGTTCTGCAGCGCAAGATTCTGGCTCTTCAGCGCGTCGATCTCCTGCTGGCACATCTTGTCCAGGATCGTCTGCGTCTGGTTCTGTGTTGCGTCAATCACATCCCGCAGTGCGGAAGCGATGGCCGCGCGGTCCGCGCAGGCTTCTGTCGCGACGGTGTACTTCAGGTCTGCGGTCGCTGCCCTGTTCTCGCAGCAGCAGTTTGCCAGCTGGGCCTGCAGTCCGGTCATTCCGGCCGTCATGGCCGTCTGGGATGCAAAGCTCCGCTCCAGGTCCGCCATCTGATTGTTGCACAGCTGGGTGCTGATGCCGTTCAGGCTGTTCTGGATGCCTGTGATGTTGTCGTTCAGCATCTGGTTCTGAAAACCGCTGCTGATCTGGTTGTTCTGGTTCATCCACGGATAGAAGTCTCCGCCGATCCCGCCGAAGCCTCCGCCGAAGTTTCCGCCCCAGCCGCCCATCAGGATGAACAGAAGCAGGATCCACCATCCGGATCCCATGTCACCGAATCCGCCGTTATTTCCGCCGAATCCGGAAGGCTGCACCAGCATCGTGGTGCCGGTGCCTTCGTCTGTCAATGCCATAGTGTTCTATTCCTTTCATATGATTTTTTATATTCGCCGCTTAATGATCACTCAGCGGTTCCTATCATCTGATCCCCATCATCCGCGCCAGCTGCTGCGCCGTCTGCACCGCCTGGTTGTACTGCGCCTGGCTCACGCGTCCGCTGTTCAGCAGCTGCTGCACCTGCTGCTTCGGATCTCCCCTGAACATCTGGCTGAACTGCTGAAACTTCTGCATCATCCCGTTCATGGGTGTCCGGTTCTGCATCATTCCGAACAATGGATTACTCATCGTCCTCTACCTCCCGCACGACCTTTTTTCGCCGGCTCAGTTCCTTCACCTTTTCCGCCAGCGCGTTCAGATCTTCTTTCGTCGCGTATTCCACTGCAGGTTGTTCCTTTTCCTCGCCTCTGATCGTGTAGTCCAGGATCTTCATTGACGGCATCCCGGACGGATCCGCGCTTTTCAGATAAATGATTTTCTCCTCGCTGTCCCACAGCTGCACCGTGTTCCCCGGCGCGACCATGTAGCTTTTCGCCGCGCTCTCGCCCTGCACCCAGATCAGCCCGCCCTGCTGGCTCTGCTGCGGTGCCTGGTACTGCTGCGCCTGAAACATCGGCTGATACGTCGCCGGGTAACCGTTAAAATAGGCCATCCTGTTCCCTCCTTATTTCACCCGCCAGAAGAACGACGGCGTGGATCCGCCGCAGTCCCAGGCGTCGTACCAGTCCCCGTCAATCACGGCCACCGCGTGGCTTCCGGTCCCGATCACATATACCCCTTCCGGATACCGGTCGCAGAACGCCCTCACCGTGATGCAGCTCGGACAGCTTTCCGGCAGCAGGAACTGCTTCGCGCCGTGTTCCCTCAGATAGTTCCCCCAAACCGCGTCGCTGTTCGGCAGATCCGCCATGATCTCGCCCATCCTGCACAGATCCCGGTATGTTTCCCGCCAGCTCCTGTCCGTCGCGATCGCGATCGCCCTGATCACGCAGTCGCCCGTCTGTTTCCCCAGCGGGTTCGGATTGCATCTGATCCACATTTCCCCGTTCCTCCGCGTTTCTTTACCAAAAGAATAAAAAAAAAGAGCTGTCCGCGAAAGTTCGCAAACAGCCCTTTTTCGTTGTTTATTCAGTTCAGTTTTGGTTCGTTTCCGGCTCATTGTCCGGGAAATACTTATACACAAAGGAATTCCGGTTGATCGCCCGTTTTACCGTGGATACGTCCACGTTTACTTCTTCTGCGATTCTTTCCAGGCTTCCGGGATGATCCGTCAGATAGATCCGCATGATCTCCCGGTCCTGTCTCCGGTGGACGTATTCCTCCAGGATCTTAATGATCTGCGTCGTGCTGTTCATGGTCCACCCCCGTCACGGTGGAGCTGTACATGCTTTTGATCGTCTCCTGCCACATCTGTTCCCGCTTTGTCTGGTTCGTGGCGAATACAATCACGACGCAGATCATCGTGATGCAGATGCAGACCAGTGCGATCAGCATCCGCCGGTTCGCCCAGTTATAATGCATCATCGTGTTCTGCACGTCAAAAAACGGTACGCATTTCTCCCCCTGGCCTTCGCAGTTTTTACAGCTTTTCTCCATCGTCTTCCGCTTCCTTTTCTTCTTCCTTCGGTTTCTTGTCCTCCGGAACCTCGCCCTTTTCCTTCATGATCTCCAGTAATTTCAACAGGATCTTCGGCACCGGGATTCCCATCATCGCGGCGTTCTCCAGTATGGAAAAGCCTTCCGACGCGATGAACCACAGGCACGTCGCGCCCATCACCGCGTCGAACGTGATTCCAGCCCCGGCGCTCACCGCCCGGTCCAGCAGCGCCGCCAGCAGCACAATCAGCAGGATCAGCGCCTTTTTCAGCAGGCCGACGAACGCCGTGGAGCTGGAAATATAGCCGTTTTCCGTTTTGTTGCTCTTTCCCATCGCCCCGCAGATCAGGCCCGTCACAAAGTCAATCGTCATTACCGCGATCAGGATCCACACAAGCGGCGGCATGTTGATAAAGAATGAAGCGATCGCACCCCCTGCCGCCGCCACCAGTTCAGTTGCCTTTTTCATTTTTCTCCCCTTCTCCTTTTCTGAAATTCGGACACCATATACACACCCGTCTCAGCTTCCGCCCGCCGGCGCCGACGCATTCCTTTTCCTCTTCGTATGTGAAACACCAGCGGATTTCGGCGTTTATCCGTTTTTTGACGTCGCATTCTTCCACATCCTGCATAGTTCCTCCGCCTGTTCCTTCGTCAGTCCCGGAATCGTCACTGTCCAGGTTTCCTCCGCCGGCTTTTCCTCCAGCCTGTCCACGGCCTCCTGCAGCGCCTCCCAGGTCTTCGGGCCGCATACGCCGTCCTGCTCCAGCCGGTGGTCCCGCTGGAATTCCTTCACGGCCTTTTCCGTGGCGACGCCGTAATCCCCGTCAATCCCGCAGATTCCCAGGCTGTACCCCAGCCTGTCCAGCATCGTCTGCATTTCCTTTACCAGGGCGCCCCTGTTGCCCTTGCGGATCGTCTGCTTCTTCACCGGCTGCGGATCAGGCGCCGGTTCCGGCGTCGGGTCCGTGCCTTCCTCCGCGTATTCCACGCCCTTCAGCTTGCCCCAGTGCGTCCACTTGCTCGCGGAAACCTTGCCTTTGATGACCCCGTTTATCGTGCTGGCGGCCTCAATTACATAGCCGCCCCCGATGTAGAGGCCCACATGCGTGTATTTCCCTTTGCTTTCCTTCCAGACGAACACCGCCGTCCCCGGCAGCAGTTCCAGCCCGTCCGTCCGCCTGCCGGCCTTCAGCGTTCCCCTGGCGGTCGTGTACTTGCGGAACATGGTGTCGCTGCCGTGGTACATGTATCCGCCCAGCTGCTTGAAAGCCCATTTGAACAGTCCGCTGCAGTCCGCGACCCTGTGACCGATCCATTTGGATCCGTATTTCCGGCCCTGTTCCCGGTCCGCGTCCGTGGTTCGTTCCAGTTCCTTCTGTTTTGCCGCCGTCCACAGTTCCCCCGCGGTCCCCCAGATGTATCCCCAGTCGTCCCGCAGCGCTTCCTCAAACTTTTCGATCAGCACCTGCGTGCTGATGACCTTATCGTTTGCCACGCTTTCCGTCCCCCTTCCAGCAGCGCATATCCGGCCCCATCACGATGAACCAGTCCGCAATTAAAAACGCGACCGTGATGATCACGATCGCAATAATCCACCAGTCCATGTTATTCCCCCTGCTGCAGCGCGTGGGTGAAGACTTCCTGCTTCATCGTGAAGCCTTCCTCCGTCATCAGCACGGCGCCGTGCCGGTATACGCTGCTGACGGCCGCCGCGGACAGGATCAGGTAGTATTTCGACTCAGCCGCCGGCAGGTTGTCGTACGACATCGGGATCGCGGATCCGGTGCCGTCACCATAGGTCTGCAGCTCCATGACGTAATATACTTTCGTTTCAGGCATGATAATCAGTCCTCCGTTTATTTTATACCATTGATATACAGCTGGCCTCTAAAATTGGCATTTGTATATATATGCTCAACAGCTACAGATGTCGCTGAAGGGAAAGACACCTTTAGCTCCGTCGCCAGATCCGAATAAAACTGTGCCTGCGTCACTTCTCCCGACGCACGGGGTGAAATACACAGAACGGCATGAACGGACGGCGAGCTTCCTGTCGTAATTGCGCCGATCGGGATGATAGTAGTCCACCATGTGCCGTTTGCATACACATTCAGCATAATGAATCTATAGTTGGTAATTGCGTCGCTGAGCGTGTCGGATGTATTGGTCCCGACGCTTTTCAGAAGAACACTGGTCCCGCGAGGATTCAGCGCACCGTATGCCGTGTCGATTATGTCCATGTTCCCGTTGATGTCACCGATCGCGACGTTCTCGCTGCCGGCGGGTTTCTTGAGGTTCAGGTTTGTGGTGTAGCTTGCCATTTTACGCTGTTCTCCTTTCGTGGTCGTCAATCCATTGTTTTACTTGTTCGTAGGTAATCAGGCCTCCGTCATAATCTTCCTGGTTCACGGCCTTCATTACAAACGGAATCATCTCATTCCGGCAGGCGTAGAACGACTCCCGGTGCTGCGCGAACCATTCCCACACCCGTTTTTCATGTTCCCGCTTGTCGTCCTGAATGTTCGGCGCCCGGCATAATGTGTAATAGCTGTCCGCCATGATCCGGACGCACATCGTCCGGTACGGGTCAATCAGGCCGCGCTTCAGGAATTCCTCTGCCACATAGCAGTGCCTCCGGAAAAAGCTCTCCAGGTTCTGGAATTTGATCTCCGGCCGGTTGCAAAGGCTCCCCTCCCGGCGGATGTATAAATAAATCGGACAGTCGGTTCGTATCTTTCCGATCCGCTGGTGGTCTATTTCCATTTCCAGCACCGCCAGAAATGCGCTGTCCTCGCACCAGGTCAGATCCTCCGGAAACCGGATCCCGTGGTCGTTCAGGAACCTCCGCCGGAATACCTTGTCATGGATGAATACCGGATTTCGCTCCGTCCTCAGCCAGATCCGCCCGTCCAGTTCCCACAGCAGGTCAAACCACAGCATGTCTATTTCTTTTGCGAGTCTGATCCCGTCCATGATGGTTTTCAGGCTGTAAATGCCGACAAACGTGTCGTCGAAGTCGCACCACTTGATCCATTCCGCGTCGCTGTTGTCGATGCACCAGTTCCGCACGGCAGCGATCCCGCGGTGCGTCAGTTCCACCTGGTTGACGGCAAAAGGAAACCCGGCGAAATACTCCGCCTGGAATCGCTCCGATCCGTCATGCACCAGCGTGACCCGGATCTGCCTCCAGTCCACGCCCCGCTGCAGGGAAAGCATCGTCAGCGCGTTCCTGCCAATTTCCCACGGCTCCGTCCAGTGCGTGATCATCAGGTCCAGCGTCATCCGCTTCCACCTCCGAACAGCTGCTGCGCGTATTCCCTGTTCTTTGCCTCCAGGTCTTTGATGATTTCTGTCATCTTGCTGTTCTCGCTTTTGATGCCGCCCTTCAGCGCGTTCAGCTTCTGGACCATCTGGGCCAGCGTCAGCCCGAATTTCACGAATTGATTGTCAATCAGGTGTTTCGGCAGGCTGTTGCAGTCCATGATCAGCGTGTCGATCAGGCCCTCCGCGTCCAGCAGGCCGCCTCCGTCGTTCACCGTAATGTCTTCTCCGATCCTTTTCGCTTCAGCCATGCTTACCTCCCCAGGTAATAGATCGTCGCGGTCGCCGTGTCCGTCACCAGGGACCCCAGGATGGTGTCAAGGTCGCTGATGTTTCCGTTTTTCGCATACACAAAGTTCCTGGTGTTTGACCTTGAAATGCCGGTCATGACCGTCTTCGACTTCCAGCTGGCGTTATAGTTTCCCATTTTTAATTTGCCGTCGCTGATTTCCATCGTGGCATTGGCATCAAATTCAATTTTCTTTCCAATTTCCACTGTTTTATAAAATTCAGCATTTCCTTCGACTGTCAGGGCGCCGCATCCGATGTCTTTTGCTCCTAATGCCGTTACAAGTCCGTCAATGTCAATATGGTCCGCGGACAGCTGGATCGTTGACGACCCGTTATTGATGGCCGCGACAATCGAAGCAGGTTTGATATAGTCCGTACCTTCCCTTGTTTCCACCACCAGCGCGATTTTGTCCGCGTTCTGCGTGATGGAGCTGGTCAGCCCCGCCGTTGTGTTCGTCACTTCGGAACGGATCTGCGTCGCTGTCTGCGTGATCTCCGAATACAGCGTCGATTTCGCCGCGTGAACCTCGCTTCGGATCTGCTCCGCCGTCACCTGCAGCCTGGCGCCCATTTCCTGGTGGTTTGCGTCGACGTCCCTGGCAATCAGGGAAATCTGCTTTTCGTCCCGCTGCACAAACGTGCCGATTTCCACCACGTCTGCGTTGGCGTTCATGCGCTCCCAGACGCCGCTCTTCCGAACGTACCAGTATCCTTCGTAATACTCCCGCCAGTTGGTGCTGTTCTGGCTGGCCCAGCTCTTCGCGCTCAGTTCGGACCACGTCGGCTTGATATTGTCGTTGCCGGAGGACTTGATCCAGATGTCCCCGTCAACCACCGTCTCGCTGTTCGCCGGGTCCGTCATCATCACGAAAACCTTGTTTTTTCGCGCAATCGCGGAATTCAGGCTGCTTGCGGTCTGCTCCACATAGGAAGAAACCCCGTCGATGTCGTTGACGACCTCCGCCGTGATGTTCGTAGCCGTCTGCCGGATTACGGAATACAGTTCGCTCTTTGCCGCGCTGACCGCCAGCGTGATCTGGTCCGCCGAAATGTCGATCTCCGCCAGGGCCGTCGGGTCAATGATGCCGATCGCGTGAGCCAGCAGCGTAATGTTCGTCTCGTTCTGGTCGATCCGCGTTCCCCATTCAACCGTTGCGCCGTAGTCGCCGATTTTTTCCCAGCGTGTGCCGTCCCATGTATATTGCGGCGCGCCGGAATACTGGTTCCAGTCGAATGTGCCTGCGTCGCTCCAGGTCTTCCCGGCAAAATCGTTCCAGCTCTGAACCCTCACGGACTTGATCCAGATGTCGCCGGTAATCAGGGAAACGCCCGCGTTGTTCCGCGGGTCCGTCACCTGCACGAACACCCGCGCCCGCCGGCTGACCTCCGTGTAAAAGTTTGTCGCGGTCTGCGATACCACGCTGTACATGGTGCTGCTGGCTGCGGCGACCTCTCCGCGGATCTCCGTCTCGTTGATCTCCAGCGTTGCCACCCGGTCCGTCACGGCGCCCATCTGGGTTTCGACCTTCGCGTGCAGGCCCTCTCCGTCGGCGATGAATTCGCTCAGCCGCGTCCAGTTCGGGTTTCCCTGCGCGTCCACGCCGATGATGCCCGTGGCCACCATCGCGACGTGGTCGTTGGTGTCTTCAAACCAGGCGTGGTCCTCTTTGTCCTTCCTGGCTGCACCGCGCCCTCCGCGCCCGCCGCTTTTGATGGCGTCCGCGATGATCTTTGTCACGTCGTTCCGGCTGTTTGCCAGGGTGACCCTCACGACCTCTGGCTGGTTGATCTTGTCCGGATAGTTCAGTTCCGTGATCCGTTCCTGAATCGTCGTATCAAACTCCGGCAGCGGAATCCGGCAGATCTTCCCAATCGTCAGTTTGTCCAGCGGCTGGCCCGTGGCCTGACTCAGCTCCAGGCCGTCCGCCGTCACCGTTACCACCGGCTGCGCGTGCGCGTTCAGCCGCTCGTTCGCCCAGGCCGTCAGCTCCTCTTCCGTGGCGCGGCTCTGGTCCGTTTCGGTTTTGCTGATGACGCCGTATGTCGAAACGTTCTTTTCAACGTATTCGCCCGGCAGGTGCAGATCATCCTTGCCGATGGGATAAAAACGGGTGTACATCCCGCTTTTGTCAATCGTCTTGCTGATGGTCCGCAGGTTCCGCCCGGCCCTCAGTTCGCTGTCCACGCCCGCGCTTCGCTGCACAATGTTCAGCGTGAACGGATAGCTGCTCATGTCATAGGTCCATACCGCATTTTCCAGCGTGTCCGTGACCGTCTCCAGCGCGTCGTACAGCGTTTCCCCGTCAAACTTGTAGGCGTTCGTCACGCTGCCGTAATCAAACGACCCCAGCGTCCAGTCGCTCTGCCGGCCCAGGATATATTCCACGGCCTGCCGGGCCGTGCATGTCGTCGCGCTGCTGCTGCCGGTGATTTCCTTCGGCGTGATCTCCCCGAAGAGGATCAGGTCCTTCAGCGTGCAGATCACATGCTCCAGCGAAACGCCCGGCGTTTTCGTGTTGTACTGCTGCTGGATGGACTTTACCCGCCACACAATGCCGGCGCCCGGTTCCCGGTCATCCTTCAGCCAGCTGTTCACGCCGATCCCGTCCAGGCTCACCGGCGTCATGTTCGCCGTGCTGTCCCGTTCCTTCAGCTGCAGGCTCATGTTTTCCGCCGTAACCGCCCGCGCCGCCGTCAGGCTGTGGCCGTCAAGCAAAATCATTTTATAAATACCTCCCGTAGCAGCTGACCGTTGCCGTCACGCTCCCGCCGGTGATTGTAATGTCGTTGCTTCCCGGATTGACGTACAAATCGTCGTTCCCGCCGGTCCGCTTTCCGTACGCGTCCCTGTACAGGTTCCCGTTGTAGATCCGGATAAACAGCACGCCGTCGTTCTGGTGGCCGATCACCAGCTTCTCCCCGTTCGCAAGGCCCAGCCCGGAAAAGCTGAAGCTGCTGCTTCCGATCGTCACGCCCATCGTGTCAATCGTGTCGCCGCTGGCGTTCGTGATCTCAGCGTTGCAGACTGTTTCCGTTGTTCCCGGGACTGTGATGGATCCGCTGCCTTCATCCGCCGCCGCGATCGTCGCTGTCGTCGCCGTCGCGTCCTGCCAGAACGGTACGCCGTAGGCCCGGAAGGTGATCGTATACTCCTCCGTCCAGTTGAACAGATCGCCGCTGGAGGGAATCCCGACGTTTTCCACCCACAGCCGTTTCCCGTCCATGCAGTTCATCGTCAGCCAGCCTTTGGCAAGCGCCCAGGCGTTCGCTTTGTCAAACACTTCCCTCCGCGCCGCCAGCTGCTTTTTCGGTTTGTTGATGGCGTAGGATACCGACGCCTCGATCATTTCGTAATGCCTGCCGGAAATCCGCTGTCCGCTGCCGCCCATCAGGCTCACGGCGTTCACTGTTTCCTTCGGCGTTCCCGGATCCGTGCCGCTGATCACGATGGACGCGTCCTGGCTGTCCAGCTGCGTCCCGCCCAGGGCCGCCCGTCTTGTCAAAATCATCGGTTTGCCCTCCGTTTATACTGAATAACGCGCCAGCACGCCGGCCATCACGTTTCCGACCACCGCCGTCAGTTCCGCTCCGTCAATCACGACCCGCGCCCCGTTCAGGGCCTCCGCCACGGCCACCGCCGTTTCCTTCGGCAGCTTCGCCATCTCGCCCGCCGCGTCGCTCATGTCCTTTCCGGCGTCCTTAACCTCGCTCACGCCTTCGCCGGACAGGTCGTCAATGGCCTCTTTCATCGCGTCCAGGCCGGCCTGCAGGTCGTCGTTCATTTCGTACCGGTCAAAGCCGACGCCGCTTGTGTAGGCTTCCATCGCCGCCTGGAACCGGTCAAACTTGTCGTCGTCCATCATCTGGAGCATCCGGTCAAAAACGGGATTCTCCGTCCGGTCGTTCCACCAGTCGTCCCAGGCCTGCGCGAATGCGTCCATCCCCTCAAAGGCTTGTCCGCTGCCTTCTCCCGCGTTTTTGATATGCAGGTATCCGTACAGGTTGCTGTACTGCTCAAACCCGTAGCTGTCCGCGTATTTCGCCGCGTCCGCCGCAAACTGATCAATGGACGCCTGCCCGCGTGCCAGGCTTTCGTTTGTGCTCTTGATGATGTCGATTACGCTGTCCACCGCCACAGCTGCCGGCAGAAGCGCAGCGCCCGTCATGGCAATATTTTTAAGTCCTGTTCCGATCTTCGACCAGAACCCGCTTTTCCCGCCTGTCGACACAACAGGGCCCGTTGTCGGCGTTGTCGGTGTCGTCGGTGTCGTCGGTGTCGTCGGTGTCGTCGGTGTGGTCGGCGTCGTCGGTGTGGTCGGCGTCGTCGGCGTTCCTCCGGTCCCCGGAATCGGGATATTCGGATTCCTTTTGAGCCACTGCAGGCCCTCGACCACCTTCAGCACCGTCAGCACGCCGCCCGTCACTTTCAGCAGCCCCCAGCCGGCGACAATGGCCTCCATCGCTGTGATCACGTCGTCGGAGCGTTCAGTCACCCACTGCAGCGCCCCGACAATGCTGTCGATCACGCTCTTCAGCCCGGCGACCACGTCCTCCGGACTGATGTTCGTCAGGTCCCTGATCAGTGCGCTGATCGTGTCGCTGATCTGCTTCAGCATCTCCTTGCCTTCCGGCGTCTGCAGGTATTCGTTCAGCTCCTGGAAAAGGCCGGTGATCACCTTCATGCCTTCCGTCAAGGGACCTGCAAACGTGGCCAGTATCTCCGTCTTGAAGGTTTCCCACTCCGCCGTCATCACCTGGTACTGGTCGTCCATTTCGCCCAGCGCGTCGACGCTCTCTTTGGACACCGTGTGCCAGCTGGCGTTCGTTTCCTCATACTTTTCCCGTCCGGCTTCAAACAGCGGGATCAGTTCCTGCCAGCTGCGGCCCAGCAGCTCCTGCGCGTAATATTCCTGCTCGCTTGCGTCCTTCAGCCGCATAATGGCTTCGCCGGTTTTCCAAAGCAGGTCGTCCGCGTCCTTTGCGTCGTTCGGATTGATCCCCAGCGCCGCCCAGGCGCCCATATCTCCCTTGCCTTTTTCCGCCAGGGCCTTATTCAGTTTTTTCTTCGCGTTCATGATCGCGTCGACGGACGTGTCGATCAGCGTGGCCGTCTTGTCCATCCGCTGCAGCGTGTCTTCGTCGATCTGATAGAATTTCGCCCGCGTCGCCAGGTCGTCCGCCCATGTTCCGGCGCCCAGCACTTCCTTCACAATCGCCCGGCCCAGGTCCAGCGCCTTGCTGAACGCCTTCTGCATCGCGCCGGTGATTTTGTCGATGCCGTTTGTGACGTTTTCGTAACTGACGCCCTTGCCGATCTGCTTCAGCTGGCTGTTCATCTCACTGACGCCGCTGGCCGCGTCGTCCGTGGTTTCCGTCACGCCCTGCATGGCGTTTTCGGTGTCCAGCAGCGCGCCCTTTGCCTCCAGCATCTGCCGGTACATGTCCTGGTACGCCTTGCTCGACCTGTCGATGCCCTTGTCCGCCATTTCCTGCAGCGCCTTTTCGGCGTTTTCCAGGACCTTCTTCTGGCTCTCCAGCTTCGCCTCCAGCAGCTTTGACTTTTCGGTCATGTAGGCTTCTGCGTCGCCGCTGGCCTTAAACTGTTTTTCGCTCAGGGCGAGCTGCGCGTCCAGGGTCTTCACGGCCTGTTTCGCCTGGTTCATGTTCTGTTTGAACTGGGCGACGCCGCTGACCCCCATCTTGACGTTTACGCCGCTTCCGGCCATTTACTCACCCTCTTTTCACACCGTGCTGAATATCGTCATAATTCCGCCGGTAAATATATAGGTCCATCACCGCGCCCGGCCGCATCCGGTGAATCTCCGGAAGGGAAAGGCCCGCGATCAGGCCCCAGCTGACCACCAACAGGTAAGTCAGTCGGTTCTCTCTTTTTTTTTGTTGATTTCCTCAAGCGTCACGTCCACGGGTCCCTCGTCTTTCTTTTCCGGGATCTCGCTGGCCATGCCCTTTGCCATCGTGTCCATGCACGCGTTTACCGCCGCCGCGATTTCCGAAGGCGGCAGCGCCCTCATGACCTTTTTGTCCGTCAGGTCCGGCTCCAGGCCTTCCTCTTCCAGTCCGGCGTTCCCCAGGATCCGGATCAGCTTCGCGGCCGCGCTCAGGTGTTCCGGCCCGCCGTATCCGCTGGTGTCGTTTTCGTCGTCCGGATTCCGTCCCAGGATCAGCTTGATGGCCCTGTGCATCGGCCCCAGCTCCTCCTGGATCTGTTTCATTTCCCAGGTTGTGTAAACAAGCGGGATTTCCCGCCCTTTCAGATTGATGCTTGCCATGCTTCCTTTTACTTCCTTTCTTTTCAAACAAACCGGAGGCGCCTCCGCGTCGGAAGCGCCTCCGTCTTATTCTGTTTTTTCCTGTCCTCAGGTGGTGGTGATGATCGGCGTCGGGCTGATGTTGGCCTTCGTGTTCAGGTAGCTCTTCGCCAGCGCCAGCGTGGAGAAGGTTTTATGCTCCGCATAATCCGGATCGTTGGCGTCATCGCTCAGGAAAACGCCGCTGCCCTTGCCGGTGATGGTCGGCGTGCGCCATTCGACGCTCTTTTCCTTCGTCCGCGCTTCCTCGTTCGGCTGGCCGAATTTCAGCTTGTGATACCACCAGACTTCGTACGTCGTGCTGACCACGCCGCCCTCGTCCTCGCGCATGGTCTTCACATATCCGAAACCGACGTCCGGGGCCGCCGCGCCCGTAATGTGGTATACGTCGCTGTTGTCCTTCGTTTCGCCCAGCAGGTTCTCCCGGACGCTGTCCTTCAGGCCGGCGGTTTCAAACTCCAGGCTGTAGCCCAGGACGCTGTTCGCCACGTCCAGCACCACGTTGTCGCCGTAAAATTCGCCGTCTTCCGTCTCCCAGGTGACGCTCGCGCCCCTGGCTTCGCTCACCACGAACCCTTCGTCGTAGGTGATGCCGCTGTTGGGCGTGTAGGTGTCCACCGGTGCCGCCACAGCGTAGGTCATTCCAACATTCGCTTTCATGTATGTACCCTCCAAAGTTTATAGATTGTTCATTTCCCGGATATACTCACCGAACGCGCCTTCAATGCTTTTGCTCATTGCCTGCATCGCCTTTTTGCTGCCTTTATTGACCGCTTTCCGGAAAAAAGGCTGTTTTTTCATAAAAGACGTGCCTGAATTGATGGAGTTTGCGATCACGCCGATCGGTTTCTGATTCTGCGCTCCGTTGTCTGCAAGGCCATGCTTCACCAAAACATACATGGCGTTGCTGGAAACGCTTTCCTTGTTGCCGAATTTTACTTTTTTGTAATTCGTGCGCGCCTGTCTGCTCATGTGTTTGAATTTCACATCAGCATACCCTGCGGAATTGAATCCGACTGACGTATCAACTTCCGTGCTGTTTTTGTCGAATTTCGCAATACCTGCGCCGGCGTTTAGCAGGACCTCTTTTTCTTCCGGTGACGGAAGCCTCTGCCCTTCTTTGGCATATTTGAATGGCTCCGTTTTGATGGCTTCAATCTGTTCCCTGATTTCCTTTGCCATTACTCCGGCGCCCTCATACAGCGCCCGGCTGGCCACCTTCGGCGCCTGCTTTTCCATCTTGTCCAGCAGCTCGCTGATCTCGGCCATGCCGTCGACCTTCATCTGGTACGCCATCAGCCACTCACCTCAAACGTCCATTCCCAGTGAAAAAGGCTGGTCGACCGCTCATAGGTCAGGCTGTTCAGGCTCCAGCTGCCGCCGCAGTGTTCGGCCAGCGTGTCCGTGATCAGCTTCACCCACCCGGCGCCTTCCTTCACCAGGCTGAACAGGTCCACGCTGCCCTCGTAGGATGTCGTACGCTTACCGTCATCCCCCCGCAGCGCGTCGGCCTCAAAGTCCAGGCTCACAATGCCGTAACTTACACTGTCCGGCCGCGTGTTCCATTCGTTTTCCGCCATCGGCAGCGTCACCACCGGATCCGGTGCTTCGCCCTGCGTCAGCGCTTTCAGCGCGTTCACCAGGTTCGTGTATTCATCAGGCATTTCCGCTCACCACGCTTCCGCTGTTGCCCTTCTTCCGCCGGATTGCCAGAATCACGCCGTTGTATTCCTTGTACGGGTCCGTCCGGATCACCGTCCAGCGTTCTCCCTTGTATTCCAGCTCGCGTTCGCCTTTGTATTCCCTGTCGTACGGGATCAGCAGCTTCGCCTCCGGGCTGAGGCCATCGCCGCCCGCCTGGTAAACCTCCGCCAGCGTCAGCCCCATCTCCTGGCACTTCACTGTGCGGATAATCTCCCCCGGCGCCGTGCCGACTTCATGCGCGTCCGGTGAAAAGCTAATCATTCTGCAGCTCGTCATCTTCCTCATGTCGTCGTCACCCCGTCATATTGCGTATAATGCCTGCTCAGCCTCAGCCTGCCCTTCAGGCTTTCATAGCTGCGCTGCAGGTTGTCGTAATTCGGCGGGTTTCCGATTTCCTTGTTGCACCAGACGGCGATCGTCTTGATGATCAAATCATCCTTCACCGTGCTGCCGTCCGTAATCGTCCAGTGTTCCGGTTCCGTCGTGGTCGCCGGCGTCTTTTCCCTGGTGATGCTGATTTCGCCTCCCAGGCTGATCTCCGCCGTCCTGGTCAGATCCAGCGCGCAGGCTTTGATCTCCGCGATGATCTGCGCGTCGTATTCATCGCCGTCGATAAAGGCCAGCAGCTCCTTCACTTCCGCAAACATGTTTTCACCTTCTTCCCGCCATATACTGCTCATACAGTTTCCGCGTGTATAAATGATTTGCCGGACAGTGCGTGTCAATCCACAGCTCAAACCCGGCGCACGCCGCCCGCACGCAGAAATGCCTGTCTTCCCCGCGCAGCGCCTGGCGTATGTTCGGAATCTGCGTGTAATCCACCCCGGCCTCGAACACCTTCCGCTTGACCAGCGTCAGGGCGCCCGTCATGCCGCAGCGGTACAGCCCCGGCTTTTTCCATTCCTCCGGCATTCCGCAGCTCTGGTCATACTTCCATGCGTTGCACCAGTAATTTCCGTTCGGTGCCTGCGTCCAGAAGATCTCGCTCACAATGTCCTTGTCCGCCTCAATCAGCGTTTTCAGCGTCTTCGGGTCCAGCACGATGTCCGTGTCCGCGCTCAGCCAGTAATCGTACCCGCCCAGCAGCATCTCCGAAATCGTCCGGTTCCGCAGCTCGCTCATTTTCGCCATCAGTTCCAGCGTCCACAGGTGGTCGTTTCCTGTCTTCTGATAGACTTCCCCGGTTTCCGCCGTGATCCAGTCCGCGTTCCGGATATACGGAATCACTTCCCTGCAGTCGTTCACCACAAAGAACCGGCTCACTTCGTACCCGTCCGGCACCTCCAGCGCGTCCAGGCCTTCCTGGTACGCCTCAAAGACGTCAGGGTCCTGCCTCAGCGGCGCCGTGATCAGGATTCTTTTCATCTGGGCGGCTCCTCTCCGGGATAAACCGGCACATGCGCGATGTGGCCGATCCTTGCCGTCGGTTCGCACCAGATTCTCGCGCCTGTTTCGATTGCCCGCCAGCAGAAAGCCAGGTCCTCCCCGAAATCCTTTGTTGGTGTAAAGCAGGTTCCGAATTTGGTTTTTACGTTCTTCACGATCTCCGTGGAAATCAGCGTAAACGCCATTCCGCACCCCGCTACCTCAAAAGGTTCCATGCCGTATCCGTCTTTCGGTACTCTTTCCGGAGGCCTGAGGCTTGTAAAAATACAGCTGCCATACGGCGGCCGCCTCGCCTGGAATGCCCCACAAACGAAATCCTTCCCGCAGAATTCCAGCGCTTCCAGCGCGTTTTCATCGAACACCATGTCGCTGTCGATGAACAGAATATGCGTAAATCCTTCGTTAATGGCCTTGCAGCACAAACTGTCCCGGCCCAGGTACACCAGCGTCCCGACGTGCAGCTCCACCTGGTAGGAAACTCCCTCCCGCTGCAGGTGGCTGATCAGCTTCGTCAGGCTTTTCACAAAATCCGCGTGCATGTAATCCGTGCATGGCACGGCAATCAGCAATCGAAACGGCTTCCTCATTTCTTCGCTCCCGTTGTTTTCTTTTTTGTTGTCTTCGGCACGGCTGCCGCTTCCGGCGTTTCCTTCTCCACGGCGTCCTCAGGCGTCGCGCGTGCAGTCGTCAGAAAGATTTCCACTGCGCTTCCCGTGGACAGCAGAAAACCGGCCTCCGCCGGGGAAACCTCAACGATTTCCCCGGCTTCGTGCCGGATCCTGGCCGCTCTGATCAGTTTCACTTTCATCAGACACAGCCCTCCGCGATCAGGTGGTCGTGGTGCTGCCGCCGCTCTTCTTGACGTTCACAAAACGGCCGGGGCCGGTGACACCGTGGGCGGCATACTGCCGGCCGTGAACCTTGACCATGTCGGCCTCGGCTTCGCTCAGGTCGTCCCACTTGGTGATTACGCCCTCGCCTTCCGGATAGTTCACCTGCGCGCCGTCCAGGTCGCCGACGATCATCCACACCGCGTCGCTGTCAGCGGTGCTGTAGGCCGGCAGCGCGCTGGTGTACAGCACGGTCAGGCCGTCGTACGGATCCACGGCAAAATTGCCTGCCACCCGCGCCTCGTTGAAGGCGGCGGAAGTCAGCCGGTTGATGATCACGACCACGTTCTTGGCCTCGTCCGTCAGGTTCGCTTCCGCTTCCGGAACGATGGTCAGGCTGGGCGTGCCGGCGATCTTCGGGATGCCGATGGCGCTGGAGCTGTGGCTGGTGCTGGCGCCCTTGATGTCGCCGATGACCAGGCTGCTCAGCAGCTTGATGATCTGGTGCGCCAGTTCGGTATATACATAGCTGACCAGCGCCTCGCCGCCCATCGCGACGATTTCGTCGGAAATGCGGACGTATTTCTTGATCATCTTCGGGATCATGGTCACCACGCCCAGGGTCAGGTCTTCCTCGGTAATGGCCGTGGTACCCTCGCCGTGTTCGTAGGCGGGATCGGCAGCGCGCTCAAAGGCGACTTTCACATTCCCGCGGAAATTGGTCTTGCGGACGCGGCTGAGGATGGCGTCCTCTTCCCACGCGGTCCGGATAATGCCGTCCACGATTACGGGAACAGGCAGCTGGCCGTTGTTCGCCGCGTTTTCGGTCAGCAGGGCGCGGCATTCCTTGTCGTCGCCGTTGACCAGATAGTTCGCGAAAGCGTCCACATACGCTTTGCTGGAGCGGATTTCATTCACATCCATTTTCTTTTCCTCCTGATGTTCTTCTTTGGTTTCGCCGATCATTCCGTCGGCAATCTTTTTCCTGGTTTCCGCCTCTTCGGCGGCCTTCTGCTTGCGGGTTTCCAGTTCGGCCTTGATGGCCTCCAGATCAAGCGCCCGCTGCTCAATCTCCTCCGTGGCCACGCCTTCCGTTTCCATGCCGGCGATTTCCGCCTGCCTGGTTTCCAGCTCCTCCACGGTCATTTCGTCAAACTTCATCGTGTTTGACCCCCTTAATAAGATTATTCAGCCTCTCCAGTGCGGCACTCCGCCGCTCCGCTTCGGCCTTTTCCGCGCGTTCGCGTTCTTCCTCGGCCTGAATCTCCTTCTCGGCCTCAGCGATCAATCCGTCGCCGATGGTGCGCGCGCTTATTTCAGTCGCGTCGTTGGCTGGCAGCGACACGGCGGAAACATCAAACAGTTTTCCGATTTTCGTGATCGTCCGGAGGATCTTCACCCTTCCGTCCTCCGCCTTTCCCCGCTGGTTGTCCTCTCCGGCCACCGTGAACCCGAAGCTCATCCGGTCCGTGTACCCGCCGGAAATCTCTTCATACAGCTGCCGGCCGATCTCCGTTCCGCCCAGGAACGCCCTGATCTTCAGCCCGTGTTCGTCCGGCGTGATCTCCAGCGTGTTGTTTCGCGTCCTGGCGAACACCCGGCCTTCGTGGTCGTACTGCATGATCACGTCGCTCAGGTCCGTCTCCGCGAACGCGTTCCGGTCCACCTGCTCGTCCATAATGCCCCGGTCGTTTTCCACCAGCGTGTACGGCTGATTGAATGTCGTGGCGTATCCTTCGACGATCATTTCGCCGTCGTCGTCTTTCCTCGTTTCGATGTTCCGGATGTCGATTTTCCGGTATTCCCTTTTATCAAACTTCACCGGCATTTTCATTCCCTCCCTTGTTGTCATCCTGAGGCGCAGCTGAAGGATCTCCCCCCGTTTTCGTCGCCGGCGGATTTGTCACGTCATAGTATTCACCCCGCGCCGGGATCTGATCCCCGAACGGTGCCGGCAGCGGCTCCAGGTTCAGGATCTCCCGCAGTTCGTTCCGCGTGGCCAGTCCCCTGTCGCCCAGCTGCGTCACCGCGTTCAGTTTGTCGGCGTTGCTCATGTACTGCAGCCGGTTGCTGGTGAAAAACACCTGGTTGTCGTACGAGGCGCGCTCACGCAGCGTATAGATCATTCCGCTGCATACCTCGCCCAGTTGCAGGGCGTACCATTCGACAAAACCCTCATAAAACGCCAGCCAGGCGTCGCCGTATGCCTTGTTCTGCAGGATGTCCTCGTTCACGCAGAAGTAATCAAACACGTTGGACTTGATATGTTCCTGCTGTTCCTTGTCCACCGTGTACCCGCTTGGCTTCATTTCGTGGATGTCGTCGTATGTGTTCGGGAAGATCAGCACGCCGCCCGCGGTCTTTTTGTTGCCGAATGTGAATTTGTTGAACCGCTGCATTTCCTCGCCGATGTCTTCATCGCTGGCCCAGTTGTCGCTCTTCGCCCAGAATCGGTAACTGTTCCCGTTTTTAATTCCTTCGCTGATTCCCTGCCGCTGCATCGTGATCAGGTCCAGCACCGGCTTCATTGCTTCGTTGCTCTCGCCGAAAAGCTCGTTTTTGTACAGGAACCGGACCATGATCCCGGTCTCGCTCAGGCGTTCCGCCCTCCGCTTGTTGTTGCTCAGGATGAACCGGATCCACGGCTCGCCGTCATATTCCACCAGTTCCCACGTCTGCGGAATGATGTTGATAATGCCCGTCGGATTTCCGTATTCGTCCCGTGTTTTCACCAGGAAAGCGTTGTTTCGCACGCCCAGCACTGTCGCGGTCTGATAGAGAAACTGGCTCCATTCCTGGAACGCGTTCGGCTTCACCTTCAGCCGGTTCTTCAGCTCCTGCTGCGCGCTTCCCCTCACGTTCGGCTTCAGTTTTCCCGCGTGGCGCCCCCAGGCGTCCAGGCTCGCCCTGATCAGCTCGCTCTCATATACGGATCCGCGCCAGGTCGTCCATGCCGGCGTATATCCTTCCAGCATCTTGAAGATCTGCGCGTTTTTCAGGCCCGCCGGCTGCTCCCGCTTTCCGAAGATCTTCTCAAGCATTCCCATCTGTCATTCACCTCGTTCGTCATCCCTGGCCGTCCGGTTCTTTCCCTCGTTCATCAGGCGGCGCCCCAGCTGGTCCCATTTGAATTGCCTCAT